TTTGTGATATCGAGCCGATTCAGAGCGGAACAGGTGATCCTAGTCCAGAGAATGTCAGACCGATCAGCGGACGGACTGGGCTGAGTGTGGTTAGGAGCGGGAAGAATCTGTGCGTTCTGTATACTCAGAGAGATTCGCATAATGGCATTAACTATTCCGTGACGAGTGAGGGTATTCACGTATATGGAACGGCAACAGACTCCTCATATTCGTGGGGCGGCATATATTCCTATGAGAATAGTCCAATACATCTTAAAGCAGGTACATATATATTCTCTGCCACAGATATGGTCGGTGGGAATCAGCAAGACGCTTATTTTGTGTTTATGGGGGAAACGAAGAGCGGAACAAACCTTGGTAATGTAGCGGTAATGAGCGGCATTACCACAAGCGTTACAAAAACATTTACTGAAGATGTTGGTTTGTTCTATGGATTCTTTGTTAAAAAAGGACTTGCTGTTGACAAAGTTATAAAAGTGCAGATTGAACTCGGCTCCACCGCCACAGACTACGAACCCTACAAAGGCTCAACCTACTCCGTCAACTGGGGAACAGAAGCCGGGGCTGTGTACGGCGGGACGTTGGATGTGGTGAGTGGGAAGTTGGTGGTGGATAGGGCGATGCTTACAAACTTGGCAAATGTTTCTGGATGGTTTACATCTGGACAGAACTTTGCGATTGATCTCGCTTCAAACGGAATGGCAACAGTTGCTAACAATACAATATCTTTTATTTGTTCAAAGTACAAAACAATGCTGTCAAGAGGTTCTGCATCTGCATATAATAGCGATGATTGTCTTGCTTATGGTTATACTGGTCAAAAATGGGTTATTTTTCGTGATTCGCAATATTCAACTCTTGATGCGTTCAAGGCGAATCTTGAAGACGCGCAACTTGTCTACGAACTCGCCACTCCCACAGAAATCCAACTCGCCCCGCAGGAAATCCGCACTTTGCTCGGCGTAAACAACATCTGGTGTGACTCAGGTAACGTATCAGTAAACTATTGGAAATGGGGGAAATAAATGGCTTATATAATTCCAGATGGTGTTATTGAATTCTTCGGCGATTTAGGTTTAAGTCCAAATTACGAAAACAGCTTATATTTTGCATCAACAGTCGCAAAAGATACATACTTCACTAATCTTACAAAGATAGCAAGAGTGACAGCACAAAGTTACACCAGAACTGGTAGAGGTGTGCTTAAAGTGCAGTTACCTATGTCAACTATGGTTAGGTGCGGTTATCTCAGATTCAGAAATGTATCATTTGAGAACAAATGGTTCTATGCGTTTATACTTGGGGTTGACTATGTAAACAACATTACTACTGAGGTAAGATTTGAAATAGATGTACTTACCACATGGATGGGAACTTTCAGTCTCGGACAGTGCTTCATTGAAAGACAGCATACTATAGGCGATGCTATAGGTGCAAATATATGTGATGAGGGACTCGATACAGGGGAGTACATTACAGAATATCGTGGTAGCACTGGTATACTGTCAGGGAACTGGGCTATATGCATTTTCACGGCACAAACGCCTGCGGGAGTATCTGCTGACGGCGGATTATACTGCGGTGTTTATTCTGGCTGTGAAATGCGTATTCACCCAACTACACCACAAGGCGTTATTGATGCAAATAATGACCTTAAAGAAATAACAGAAAACGCGGGTGCTGATTCAATAGCTTGTATCCTAATGTTGCCGTATTCCTATGCCGCTGCTGCTATTGTTGCAGGTGGCACATCCTCTCCGTTTACTGTTGACATACCTATTCCGAAACCTTATTCTGATGTTGCGGGTTATGTACCTAAAAATAAGAAACTATATACTTTTCCTTATAAATGCTTAAGTGTGTATAATTCAGAAGGTAACAGCGTTGACTACAAATATGAGTATTTCAATACGCTACCTGACCATGAAAGTACTGGCGTATGTACTTTTAATATGAAAACACTTATTTCCAGTAATCCTCTTATAGCACTTTATCCACTCAACTATAAAGGTCAAAGTGTTGCATACGATGAACAGATAGATATGAGACATTTTACTACTTGTAATTACGCTATTGATACGTGGAAAGCATACTATGCTATGAATAAGTCAACCATAGACTATGACAAATCCATTGTACCTGTCTTAGGCGGAATAGGAATGGCGGCGGGCGTACTTGGTGCAATAACTTCAGGAATGACTGGTAACATAGGCGGTTTTGTTTCTGGCGTAAATCAAGCGGCGTCCTCAAACGCTATGATAGGCAGAACGTTAGCAAAACAGCAAGACTATCAGCGTATGCCAAACGTTTCAAAAGGCGTAGCAAATAATGATTTAATGACTGCTGATCAAACAAAAGACTTCTACTTTGAAATGAAATGCATAACTAAAAACTATGCTATGATGATTGACGATTATTTCACCATGTTTGGCTATGCTATTAAGCAGGTTGGTGTACCAAATATGAACGCTAGACCTTATTTTACCTATGTAAAGACAATCGGGTGTACAGTACACGGTGAACTCCCGTCTGATGATGGGGCTAAAATCGAACAGATCTTTGATAATGGAATCCGTTTCTGGAAGAATCACGCAAACATAGGTAACTATTCACTTAACAACGCTCCGGCATAAGGTGGTGAAGAAATGGCAAGGAGAAGAACAAATTTTGAAACATCGCTACATGATAATATGGAATCATATTATTACTACATTGACAGACTGACAGAATTATCTATCAGTATGTTTGAATGGGAAAATCTACCTGATACTGTAGATGAACGATTTCTGGAAATGACACTGTTTACTAATGGATGCGCTGTCTATTTCAACGATGAAGTACTTGGCAATCTTGCACTCCCTGTTGCTATTAACGGACAGTGGAACGTGTACAAAGTCCCTATCCGCAGAAGAGCATACAGTGTGAATGGGTATCAGAATGGTGATTTAACCATTGATAACTCTGTAATGATTTACAATAACATGATCCGCACTAACAGTGTTCGTGGGGTACGGATGTTTGCCAGAAGGTTGTGGGATCTTGACAGAAGCATTGATGTTAATGCGAGAGCACAGAAAACACCTGTACTTTTGCAAGGTACAGAACAGCAGAGATTAACTCTGTTAAATGCTTACAAAGAACTTGACGGAAATTCACCTGTTATTATGGCAGATAAAGACTTTGATTTAAGGAACAGCGCTATCACATGTATAACCACAGAAGCCCCATATGTTGCTGATAAACTATATCAGCTTAAGACACAGATATGGAATGAAGCGTTAACCTATCTGGGGATAAGTAATCTTAATATTCAGAAGAAAGAAAGACTGGTAGCTGATGAAGTTGTCAGATCTATGGGTGGGACGATAGCTAGTAGATACTCAAGGCTGGAAATGAGAAGAAAAGCAGCTGAACAGATTAATGAAATGTTTGGAACTGAAATTGAGGTTAATTACAGAGAAGATTACAGAGAAGCAGACGATGAGGTCATGTTCTCTGGTGAAACTGGAACAGGCGAAGAACATGATATGGCGATTGACCTTCGCACGAAATGAGGTGATGCTATGGCTAAGTACACAACTGAATTGAGGAGTATATGTGAAGTATTAGCCGGGTACGATTCAAGCGTAGGCTATAGCAGCGTTAATGATGTTATAAGTAAAAGTAGAGAAAAAATATTTGATTTTTCGTATCCTATATTTGACGAAAATTATAAAAGCGTGCTTGAAACAAAAATTATTAAGCATTATTACACAAGAGAGATTGGTGTTGAAACAGTTGGCTTGTGGAAACATTTTCTTGATATGCGGCTGAATGAAATAATGCCGTATTATAATAAATTGTATGAATCTGAACTACTTGAATTTAATCCGTTCTATGACGTTGACTTGACAAAAGATCATAGTGGTAATGGTACAAGTGATACTGAACATGAAAGAAGTGATAGTGAAGAAGGAACTAACACAAGAACTGACAATTTAACTCGTACCGACGACTTGACAACTGAAAGAGATAGTGAACGCACTGATGATTTAACTAGAACAGATGCGTTTACAAGAACTGACAATCTGAAGAGCACATCACAGGATAGTGGTACACAGGCT